CTTCAGGCGCTGGTATTAAGATAGCTCCTGATACAATAGCATTTTGTCCTTCAGGAATGATTGACCAAAATAAAAACATTGTTTTATCATACTTACATAAGGCGATTAAGCCTGTAAATCAATTGAGAATGATTGAAGACGCTACAGTAATTTATAGAATTGCTAGAGCGCCTGAAAGAAGAATATTTAAGATTGATGTAGGTAATCTACCAAAAGTAAAAGCTGAACAATACTTACGTGATGTTATGGCAAGATACAGAAACAAACTTGTTTATGACGCCTCAACTGGTGAAATCAGAGATGATAGAAACTACATGAGTATGTTAGAGGACTTTTGGTTACCAAGTAGAGAAGGTGGTAGAGGTACAGATATTACTACACTACCAGGCGGTCAAAATTTAGGAGAAATTTCTGATATAGAATACTTTAGAGGTAAACTATACAGATCACTAAACGTACCAGTAAGTAGATTAGAGTCTTCTTCTGGTTTTAATTTAGGTAGAGCTTCTGAAATAACAAGAGATGAATTAAAATTTACTAAATTTGTTCAAAGATTAAGAAAGAAATTTACTGAATTATTTAATGACTTGTTAAGAACACAATTAATACTAAAAGGTATTATTAACGAAGATGATTGGTATACTGTAAGAGATATTTTACAATATGACTTCTTACAAGATGGCCATTTTGCTGAGTTAAAACAAACAGAAATGCTAAGAGAAAGATTAGCATTAGCAAACGAAATGAGAGATTATGTTGGTAAATACTTTAGCGTTGAGTATGTTAGAAAGAATATTCTAAAACAAAACGAAAGAGAAATAGAAGACATGGATAACCAAATCAAAAAAGAAATTGATGATGGTATAATTGCAAGTCCAACATCTCAAATAGATCAAGACATATAATAGGAGATATGAATAATGAGTGAAGTAAATGACAATACAAAAAACTTTATAGATCAATTATCTAAAGGTAATAGTGTAGAAGCTGGTGAAGCTTTTAAAGACGCTTTAAGAGATAAAGTTGCTGACCAATTAGACGCTGCTAGAAAAGATTTAGCAAGTAACATGTTTAATCCGGCAGACCCTAAAGCGGAAGATCACAGCGACCCTAAACCAGAGATAGCTGATCCAGGAACTTTTAATAGAGATGGAAGCGTGTCGCCAACACCTACGGAACCTACGAATGATGGCGAGGCACAAATTGATTTAGCACCGGCAGAAACAGACGGTACACCAGACACAATGGTAGGAGTAGATGTAAATGCAGGTGAGCAGACTAGTTAGACAAAATTTAACTATTGATTCTCAATCATATAAGGATTTAAGTCCTGTTATGAAAGAGGCAGTGAGTGATGTTTTTAAGTTGATTGAAAAATCAACTGGTGATATTATAAAAAATTTTGAAGGTGCTGTTGACAAGGTAAGTCAATATCATAATATTAATATTTTAGAATTAAACAATTACTTTGATAAAGAAATCAAAGAACAATTAGAGGGAAAATAAAATGGCATACCAAGGCTCAATGAAAGTTAAAGGCAGCTCGACAGCTGCTGGTGGTGCTATCTCAGCAAGTAATTTTGGCAGAGCTCACTTTGTAAGAGTACAAGCTCAAGCGGCTGCTAACACTGTGACTGTCAAAGAAAGCTCAACTGTTATTGGATCAACGATACTAGTAACGGCTGGCGATAGTATTATAATTGAAAAAGAAGAATCACATACAGTTGAAACATCAGGTAACGCTGTAGGTTCAGCAGTATCTTCAACTAGATAATGACTATTACGGCAACCAAATTAGTAGATGATAATTTTAAGATTATCGTAAATGCTAATGGTGTTGCTGATGAAACAGATCAAAAACTTGTAGATGTTGTAAACTCAAACAACGCTTCAAGTGAACCAAAAGTTTCAATAGCTCATATAGCTTACGAAGTTTTAGGAACAGGTGATGTAACTGTATTTTTTAAAGGTGATACATCAAAAAAGGTAGTAATCAATGGTAGAGGTAACTATGGTTTAAAACCTAGTGAGACCAAAATTAAAGATACTATAGGAGATATTTTACTAACAAGCGACTCTAACGTCACAAAATATAATGTGGTAATAGAGGCACACAAAGAAACAGGATATACAAATGGCTGATACAGTAACGACACAAACAATAGCTGATACTTCAGGTGTAAAGTTTGTAACAAAATTAACTAATTTGTCAGACGGTACAGGTGAAACTTTAGTTAAAAAAGTTGACGCCTCTGAAACTACATTTATGACCGAAGACGGTAATAGAAAAATTAGTAAGATATGGTTTTCAGTAAACACAGCAAATTCTAAATCGTCTGTAGAATTACTATTTGACGGTACAACAAATGCTACTGCTGTTATGTTAAATGGTCAAGGACACTTTGACTTTAGACCATCAGGAGATGAAATACCAAACAATGCCGGTACACCAACTGGTGATATATTATTAAGTACAAACAACTTTGCAAGTGGCGATAATTACACAATTATTGTAGAGTTTAGGTAAGAAACCTTATAAATATATAAAGAGAGAGAATTTATGAAACTTATTTCCGAGCAAATAAACAATGCCGAATATCTTGTAGAAGAAAAAAACGGTAAAAAAGAATACAAAATCAGAGGTGTATTTTTACAGTCTGAAATCAAAAATAGAAATGGAAGAGTCTATCCAAGAGAAATCTTGACTAGAGAAGTGAATAGATATACAAAAGAATTTATCAATAAAAACAGAGCATTTGGAGAGTTAGGACATCCTGACGGCCCAACTGTAAACTTGGAAAGAGTTTGCCATATGGTTAAGTCATTGACACCAGATGGTAAAGATTTTATTGGTGAGGCAAAAATTATGGATACTCCATACGGTAAGATTGTAAAAGGTCTTATAGATGAAGGCGCTCAATTAGGTGTGTCAAGTCGTGGTATGGGTTCCTTAATACAAAGAAATGGTGTAAACTATGTAAAAGACGATTTTTACTTAGCTACAGCAGCTGATATTGTGGCAGATCCTTCTGCTCCAGACGCTTTCGTTGAAGGCATTATGGAATCTAAAGAGTGGGTTTGGGACAATGGTGTTCTGAAAGAAAAAGACATAGAGTCTTGGAAAAAACAAGTCCGTGAGGCCAAACAACGGTCTATAGAAGAAGCTAAGTTAAAAGTCTTTCAATCATTTCTTACAAAACTGTAATTTTATAAATATACTTACAAAGAAAATTTATAAACGTTTATAAACCAAATAAGGAGATTTTCAATGGCCGAAACTAAAAAACTTGAGGCGATGGAACAAGAAGCTGTATTAGAGGCTAACGCTGCTAATCCACAAGCTGATGCTCCAAAAAAGAATGCTGTAGCGGCTGAACCTTCACCATTAAAAAATGATGCTGAAGATTTAGGTGCACCAGTTGTTAAACCGACTGACAGCAATCCTGACGCCACAAAGAAATCAAAACAAGTTTCTGGTGACGCTCAACAAAAAAACCAAGGTGCTGCTGACCCAATGCCGAAGTTAAAAGAGAGCGAAGAAGATTCTAAAGATAAAGAAGTAAAAGAAGAAGACAAAGAAAAAGAAAAAGAAGAAGGATACGGAATGAAGAAAGCTTCATATCACATGAAGAAAGAAGAAACTGAATCTGAATCTGACAAAATTGACGTGTCTGCTGATGTTGCTGCTCTTATCAAAGATGAAGACTTATCAGAAAACTTTAAAAACAAAGCTGCTACTATTTTCGAAGCTGCTGTTAACGCTAAAGTTAAAGAGCAAAAAGAGAAAATTCAAGCTGCTTATGACGAAAAACTACAAGAAGATATTGAGTCACAAAAAGGTGAACTCGTAACAAAAGTTGATTCATACCTAAACTACGTTGTTGAGGAATGGATGAAAGAGAACTCTATCGCTATCGAAAGAGGGATCAAAGGCGAAATCGCTGAAGACTTTATATCTGGCTTAAAGAAATTATTTGAAGATCATTACATTGATGTTCCAGATGAGAAATACAATGTATTAGAAGATCAAGCAAGCAAAATTGAAGAGCTTGAAAAGAAACTTAACGAACAAGTTGACAAGAATGTTGAACAAAACAAAGCTATGGGCGAATTAAAAAGACAAGACATCATTGATGAGGCGTCTAAAGATTTAGCTGATACTGCTAAGGAGAAATTCAACAAACTTGCTGAAGAAGTTGAGTATTCTAGTGAAAAAGACTTTACTACTAAAATTGATACTATTAAAGAATCATATTTTGGTAAAAAGGTTGAAACTAGTGGTAATGAGATAGATGATGTAGCGGCAGGCGAATCTTCACAACCTGAAGATTTATCTAATGCTATGGCTGCTTATACCGCCGCTATAAGTAAAACAAAAGACATTAAGTTGTCTAACAAATAATAATACGGGAGAAATACAGATGTACTTATCTGAAACTTACGAAAAAAAATGGCAGCCAGTCCTAGAACACGCTGATTTACCAAAAATCACGGATTCATACAGACGTGCCGTTACTGCTACTATCTTGGAAAACCAAGAAAGAGCAACAAAAGAAGACCAAGCTTTCTTAAACGAAGCTGCTCCTACTAACGCTACTGGTGCTTCAATCAGTAATTGGGATCCAATTTTGATCTCACTAGTTAGAAGAGCTATGCCTAATTTGATCGCTTACGATATCGCTGGTGTACAACCAATGACTGGTCCTACAGGTTTAATATTTGCTATGAGAAGTAGATATACTAACCAATCAGGAACAGAAGCTTTATTTGATGAAGCAGATACAGACTTCTCAAGCAGAAATGCTGCTGGAGACTCAACTGCTAATTCAGGTGCTGCTCAAACTGGTACAAACCCAGGTTTATTAAATGATGACCCAAGCACAGCATACACTAGAGGCCAAGGTATGGCAACTGCTACTGCTGAAGCTCTAGGTGATTCTGCTAACAACGCTTTTGCTCAAATGGCTTTCTCAATTGAGAAATCAACTGTGACTGCTAAGTCAAGAGCTCTTAAAGCAGAATACACTATGGAACTTGCACAAGACCTTAAAGCAATCCACGGTTTAGACGCTGAAACTGAACTAGCTAACATCCTATCTGCTGAGATCCTTGCTGAGATCAACAGAGAAGTAGTTAGAACTGTTTACATCAACGCTGAAATCGGTGCATCAGACAACTCATCAACTCACATTGGTGCTGTTTCTGCTATCAACACAACTACTGCTGGTATCTTTGATTTAGATACTGACTCAAACGGTAGATGGTCAGTTGAGAGATTCAAAGGACTTATGTTCCAAGTTGAGAGAGAAGCTAACGTTATCGCTCAGAGAACAAGAAGAGGAAGAGGTAATATAATTATCTGTTCTTCAGATGTTGCCTCTGCTTTACAAATGGCTGGTGTTTTAGATTACACACCTGCGTTAAACAACAACCTAAACGTTGACGATACTGGTAATACTTTTGCTGGTGTATTAAACGGTAAATACAAAGTTTACATTGATCCATACAGTGCTAATAACTCTGCTAGTCAATACTTTGTTGTAGGTTACAAAGGTACTTCACCTTATGACGCTGGTATGTTCTATTGCCCATATGTTCCACTACAAATGGTGAGAGCAGTTGGACAAGACACTTTCCAACCAAAAATCGGTTTCAAAACTAGATACGGCTTACAAGCAAACCCATTTGCTGAATCAGGTGTATCTGACGCTGCTGTAATTAACGGTGCTGGTAATAAAAATGCCAACAGATATTACAGACGTGTTAAAGTATCAAACTTAATGTAATAATTGAGTTTGTCTTTACCGACAAAATTAAAAGGGCGGCCATAAAAAGTCGCCCTTTTTTTATGCAGGAGACCTAAATAATATCATG